GTTCATCAGTGCAATCTTTATCTTCTTGAATAACATTAGTATTTTCCATACCAGATTGTGGTTCAAAACCAACTTGTGGGAAGTACGAATGTGTTAAAAGTTCATCTGCCGTTGGAACAGCAAATTCTATATCATCACCCGCCGACACAAATACGTTGAGTGCAACAGTGTCTCCTGCTGACAAACTAGGCGACGTAAGTGTGTTCAAAACAGATACAGTAAGTACTCCGTTTGCAAAAGTGTTAGTGGAAGAAAGGGGATAAGATGCACGGGTAATGTGTGCGGATGTTGTATAACCGACACAATCTAACCATGCATATTCACTGCCCCATCCAATCTCAATAGTAAAATCTTTCTCATCAGATATATCAACAATTTGAGTATACTGAATGTTAGTTTCTTGAGAGGAATAGTTGACAGGATCCCACTGGATTTTAATTCTTCCTTTGTGGTAAGCACTTGAAACAATTTGGAATCTATACTTCATCGAACCTCTCCAATATTTGAAAGGCACTGCAGCAAAGGAACATGCTGTTTGATGGTACTCTATTGGAACACCTCCGTATTGCAATTTTTGACATGGCGTAACAGCCGAACTAAAAAGAATTTGATCAACCAAATCAGTAGTTTCCCAAGTGGTTGTAGTCAAAAAGGACTCTCTAGTGGCAATACTACTAATGAGCATTTCATCAGTATTATCTAAACCTACAACCGTTCCGTCAACGGTCAATTCCTGTTTTGCATCGAAAGATAACTTCTCAGTCTCATCTGGAGTATTAGTTAAAGCCAGTCCAGTAAAAGGCCTGTGTTGAGTTTTCATTTCAGGTGCTAAAGTAGGAGGTCTAGAATAGCCAAACAATTTAGCAATATTTGAGATACCGCGAGCAGCAATTTGAGTCGCTTTGGCGTAAGGACCAATAATAGGTGCTTCCTCAAGCATTCCAGCGATTCTCGCAACCGTCGCAGCAGGGCCTGAAACCGGGCCCGAACCATACTCATCCTGTTTCGCCAATTTGCTATCATTCTTGTTCTGCATGTTTGTGGTTTTGGTAAGTCGATTTTTCTTACTCTTACCACTTTGAAACTCAAAACCACTTTGTGGTTCAAA